TCTTGTATGTGTTCGCATGACTGACACTTAAAACTATACAGTGGCATTTAATAGTTCCTTTTGTTTTTGTAATTTCTTTTCCAAATACAATTTAAATTCATTTCTCATTTTTAAATCTTTACGTTTACAATTCAAAACGTTATACGCTTCTGTTACACTCATTTTGAACTGACGTGCTAATTCATCACCGCTCGTATTGGTTTGATCATACAATGCTTTTAGTTGTTCTTTTGTTATTTCAGCTTCGATATATTTATTATTAATTAATTTTTCAACATTGTTTGATACTGTTTGCAATTCGCCTCGTGTGCATTGAAAAGCATTGTTTAGTTGTTGCATTTGTTCATATAAACCATATCCATTGGTGTTTAATTTTAGGTCTTGAAGTGCTTGGTACACATCTTGATATAATCGAGTCAACTGTTCAACAGTTAATGCTTTATCAACTGATATATTTTGAATTGCTTTAAGGTGATTGTTAACTTGAAACTCGATACTATTAGCTATTTGAGTTTTAACTGACGTTGCAATTCGTGCATCAATAGAATCATTTATACCCTTTAAAGACTTCGCCATTCTTGCTTCTAGTGTTCCTATTGCCATTTCTATATTATCCATTTTTTATACTCCTTTTTTTAATATCTTTTTGGTTTCTTTTTTTTGTTTTTATGCATTTTTATTACCCCCTTTTTTTATATACATTTTAGAAAGCTCCTTTTTATTCGCCAAAACCCACCAACAACGGAAAGAACAATATTTATATAGCTTTGCCTGATTTTCGTTGTCTAACGAAATGGTCAATTCATATAAATAAAGTTCAAGTATGCTCTCGTTGATATGCAAGGTATCAAATGTTTTGTGAAAATCTTCATTTATTTGCTTACGTACCTCAAATATTTTTTTGTCTTTACATATATAATCTTGGGGGTTTATATCAAACAGCTTTTCTATGGTATCCATAGCAACAAGCATATGAAAGCATCTTTTATTTTTAAGGTCTAAATCTGTTATTGTGTATGTTATTTCTTCGGTTTCTGTTAGGGCAGGGATTACTTCATCTTTATAATAAAAAAGCATTACCCTTTTTATTATTATATTTTGGGGTTCATTTGATGAATTAAGGTATAAATTTATCAAGATGTCATGGACTAACTCTTTAATTTTTTGTTGCTCCATTTTTTTAAATTCTTCTTTATAGATTTCATTGTTGATAGTAAATTCTTTTTGCCTAGTACTTGTACATACGCCCAGTTCTTCGTCCAGTGATAAATAATAAGACGAATAATGAACGTTCCATTTGTTTAAATCATCAATAATTCCTGTATAGGGAACTATATCGTCAAATTCTTTAATATTCATTTTTAAACCTTTTCCTTCACATAGTCATCTAACGTTGGCCCATCATTAATCATAGCCCACTTAGCACTTGGATTTTTAACTTCAACATTGTTTAAATGTCTAACCGCATATTGAACCGCATCACATGAATGGTCATTCTTTTTAACAACTTTGAACTGGTCATCGTTAGCATGTAACTTATCCACGTACATGTAGTTTTTATGCTGGTCAATCACGTATGGAATATTTTCAAAAAAGAATAGTTTGTTTTGAAATAATAATTGATTAACTAATAAGATATTCCCGGACTTCTCTTTAACGGCTTCAATGAGATTTAAACCATGTGATTGTAAATCTCGCCACCAAGAACCATAGTCACGATCCTGTACCTTCATACTGTAATCGGCAATGATTGGCATTGGGCCATATCGGTTACACGCTTGCACAATCTCATTAACTGTTGGTTGTGGTTTATGCCATTCATCATATATATAAATACGCCCTGACTCATCTTTAGCCATAAATACGATACTCGTATCAACACGTGTGCCATGGTCTAGCCCAATGCATTTATACCAATGATCGTGAATTTGTTGTCTAGGTATAATATGGTGGCTCATTAATTGGTCATAAACCGCATTCTGTGTAGAATCCCAATTACCCTCTAAAAACTGTTGTATATAGCTAGGTGGGAAGTTCTCTTCCATGTTTTTAATGTAGTCTTTAGGCAAGTTTTTTTTGTTGCTGTATGTAGTCGCTTTTATATATAAACAATCCTCTGGTGGGTCATCATCATGATAACGCTTTTTACACCATCCATATCGGGGATTGCCCTCAGTAAATATCAATTTAACTGGTAATGCTGTTCCTCTCATACGCCCCAACGCACCCAAAAAGTGTTCTTCCTTTAGTTCCTCGGCCTGACACATAATAACAGCGTCGTAACTACTAGATAGAATCTTGCGTGGGTCATCGAACGATCTAAAAATGATTTTACTTCCATTCCCAAAATGAAACTCATGATCGGCTTTCATATGGGTATAACCGTATTCATCAGGTGGGAACGCATCTAAAAACTGTACAATGCACGTATCTTTAAGTTGCCTGTAGCTGTATCTTGTCATCAATAATTGTACGCCTTCATGATAATGGCATAAATAATAGGCCAATAATATACTTACCCAGCTCTTGCCTGAACCATAGCCACCCCAGAAAGCGATCTCTCTAGGGCAGTCTTTTTTCATTGTCATATTTTCGTTAAAAACAGTATTAAATATGACTGACTGGTTATAGTTTAGTGAGGCTTTCATTTTACTTGTTTATAAAAATCCTCTACTTTTAATTTTTTACGCTTCCAGTTAACATCATCCACAAGCACTACACATTTATTTTTACTTTCCGTCTCATTGCCCGTTGTGCCAATTAAAACGTATTCATTCCCATCATTGAGCGTATACCGCGTATTTAGTCTGAGCTTAAATGCCATTAATCTCGTCGTATTCCTTTTGATTTAAAAGAACATCACGCAATGTACCGTTATCCTCATATTTTTTAAAGACTTTGATTGGGTCTTCGTTCTTCTTAACTAAATACATCACACGAAAAGCAAAAAGAAGATTTATACCAACCGCCACCGTAAAAATAAATAACGTAATTAGTAGATCAACACTATTCCAGAGATCATTTAAAACTGTATTAAGCATTAAGTTTATCCAATTCGTTTTCTACGTTTTGCTTTTCTTGTTCCAATAAATCAATCTGCATACGCTTTTTAGTTGCTTCCAAACCATTAATGGCTAGGGTAAATCTGTCTTTCTCATCTGGTAATAATGCCCCATTTAATTTTGCTTTATCTTTAATCGCTTTCTCTTTAAGCTCATCAATAATATTAATATGTTTTTGTGTTGTTATTCCCATTTTTTTCCTCACTTTCTTTTTTTTCTTGAATTAAATTTTGTTCATCATCTTTAATTAAATTTAACGTTATTTCATGTCTAGGTGTTTCAATCTTTGCCTTGATGCTTGTATCATATATGGCCTCTTTTTCTTCTTTGTCCGCCCATAACTTGTAAAGAAAAATTCGTTCAGCAGGTGAACCATGTGTAATTGAGCCCATCATACGTATTAATCTTTCTTTTCCCTCGACCTTTTTTTTATTTAATTCTCTTTTAATGGTGTTGAGTTCGTTGGAATCAATCGGGAAATGCTTGTAGAAAGTTGTTTTGTCGCATGGCATAAGTGCAACAACCCCTTCAATCGTTCGAACTTCACGTTCTTTGATAATTTTCAAAGCCATTTGATATAATTCTTCGGTGTTATACGCCATTAGTTATCACCCACTTCTTTTGGTAATTTTTTAATTTGATTCCAATGTTTTTCAAATTCATTTAAATCGTGTTTCAAATCAAATATAAACTGAAACTCTTCCGTGTAGTCATCAGGAACCACCAGTTTATTTATTCTGTTTTTCATACTTGCCACTGATTTTCCTAAATTGTTGAAGGTGTTTCTATTAATCGCATCAATATTAACATGTTTGAATTTATTAAGCTCTTGAATCTGATTACTTAGTTCGATTTCTCTTTGCTCAAGATCACAAACAAAAAGTCTTTGTATGAAACGAAAAGGGGAACAAACTAACTTAGATAGTTTTCTTTTGTAGGATTTGTGATCGATTACTAAACAATCCCTGCAATTATAGCAATCATCAGAAAATCTCATTAATCCCTCACCTCAATATCATTCATATCAGCACCTTCATTTACTTCTTCACGCGTCAATAATTGCTGATTAAAATTATGCAATAATGTATTATATCTTTCCTCAAGTAGACACAATCCATCTTTTATGGCATCTAATTGGTGTATCACTGGCAAAGAATTAAACTCTTCATTAAATTGAATCTTTGTCTCATCGGTATCATAATTATAACTAATTTTAATTGTGTTCATGACTTGTAAACTCCCATGACTTGTAAACTCCCCTTAAAAATGCAGACTTACTATCTGAAATAATACAATAACTCTTTTGCCCATTATGTATAAACATTTCGATAATCCCGTCATCTAAAAGTTTATTAATCAATATTTGTAATTGTTCCTTAGTCATTGGCCTTTTACTGTAAACATTATAGCTCATTTCTGGGTCAGGCTTGTATGTTGATAAGCAAAAACATCCATGACAAAATTTCAAAATAAATTCCTGTATTTCCCTATTAGTATATCTTTTTCGGTAATAATTTATTTTATAATATTTAATAAAAAAACTAATAAATAGATTAATAAACAAAACAACAAGAACTATAAAACAAATTGAATTCATGACTTAACACTCACTTTTAATCCCTTGGCCGTCAATTCATCAACCAAAGACAATAACAACACTTGCTCCCCCTCAACCTTGAGATAAACAGACTTCTCTTCTTGGTTTTCCACATCCTCTGGTGTTATAGGCTCCCAATCTGGCAAGTCATACCCCCACTCATGCAATTCTACCGCATCCCATTCATTAGCCAATAGATCATCATCATGCTCCCCATAGTTAGTGTTCGCTTGTAACACAATTTGTCTATAGGTCTCTGGCTCTAAGTCATCCTTTAGGATATTACAAGGCACTTCCTTTATCTTTAATTCTTTTAATGCTCTGAGTCTTTGGTTGCCCGACAACACAATGAACTTGCCCTCATGCTCAATCACATCCAATGGCCGTATCTGTGTGAGGTTACCCTTATCCAATGACTGCAATAATAGATTGAATTTCTCTTTGGTTATTTTACGTGGATTAGTAGGGATTCCACGCTCAACTAATTGCCCTTTGTTAGCTCTGAGTTCTGTTGTTTTTATTTGCTTTTGTTCCTTTAACACATCTTTCATTAATTAAACTATATAACATTACATAAGAATTTAACAAACTGTTTTTCTTTTTTAACAATTTATTAAAAAAAGTGTTGACATACAATGTGATACAATGTAATATTTATATATACAAAAAACAAAGGAGTTTATAAATGACAACAAAAATTGAAAATTACGATTGGGATACAGAATTTCAAAAAATACGTAGAGAAAGAGATAGTCATCGCTATTTCCACGTAACTAAAAATGGTGATCGCATTAGGTTAAAACACCTTACAGATTCCCATCTCAACAATATTATTGCAATGATTGAGCGTAACCTAGACTCTAAACATATAAGTTGCGAAGAGCAAAAAATATTAAATATATATATTGAAGAAAAAAAAAGACGATCTTTAGGTGTTTATAATGAACATTAAAACTTTTGAATATAATTCTAATGAATATAACGTTCTTGGGCTTGTCCATGGTGATTACTTTAATCTAATTGACAAAACTATAAGCTATAAAGAAAAGACAGCAAAAAATAGGTGGGTATATAATTATAGTTATACAATTTCAATTTTAGGGCAATTTCCATTAATACCAAATGCAGGGACAAATTGCAGAGTAATTGATCAAAAAAATTGGGAAAACATACTTAAAAATAGTCGTCATTGGCACAAAAAATTATAACATAAAAAAAAGGGAGTTTTAAAAAAATGAAATGCATACATTGCGACACTAAATTCGATCTTGATGAAGCCCTTGATTTATATGATGAATTAGAAAAAATATGTGAGAAGATTGCCAGAGAAATTCAAACGGGTATATATGATTTTGTTAAATCATCAAAGTATGAGGAACCCTGTGCCGGGGACTACCTATCCGATATCGAAGATTACAGATTCATAATGGGCTCCAATGGACAATACCTAGGCGCGCACATACTATTGCCTTTTGATGGGCCAAATATATGGATCAATACCATTGATAAATGCATTGAGGGTTTTTGGGGAGGTGATGAAGTCAAGCGGTATTATTCCGATGATAATCTGGGGATCTGTTACTATATGTCTGGGTATCTGTGATTACATTTAAAAATTATATCAATCTAATTAAACAAAGGAGTAAAAAAAAATGGACATATTAAAATTAAGAGAATTGGAAGAACAAAAAAAAGCCATGCTTGTGGATTCATGCATGGAAGGCACTGTGCAACTATGGGAAGTCATCAAAGGCCAGAATATTGAGCAATACGTTGTTCTTAGTGACAATACGGTAATTACAAGAAAGGAAGATAACCAGCAAGGGCAAGATATGGCATTTTTCCCTTATCCAAAAATAAAAGCAAAACAAATCCCATTTGATCAAGCAATCGAAATGGTAAAGGAGTATCAGAAAAATGAAAACAAATAAACAACCATTATCGTTTAGAATTGAAATTGAATTATTAAATGAATTAAATGAAATATGTAAAAAAAATCCACTGTACTACAAATCCGCATTAATTAATCAAGCCGTCAAAGAATTTCTGGAAAATAATAAAGAAAAATTAAAATAATTGTTGACATACAATGTCTTACATTGTAATATATTAATATACAAAAACAAAGGAGTTAAAAATATGGATAGATTCGAAATGCCAACATATTATGAGGAAGTGTGCCAGGTGTGTAAGGGTGCAGATTGCGAACCAGTAGAATTGGACGGTTGCGAATGGGATGCCGTATGGAGTTGTGAGGTATAATATGTTAACTAAATTATTAAATGCATTAGATATTGAATTAAATGATGAGAGCGTGTGTGAGTGCAATGGATACGGTAGCGTGTATATATTCCATCAGGGCAAACAAACAATAGCAAATATTAATCTAGGGCAATCAATTATATCTAATATGCCCTATACAGATAAAGATGCTGAGGAGTTGTTCTGATGTCAGAATCAGAGATAAAAACATCACATGATGAGCTTATCGCACGAATCATTGATAATCAGGATGTGTATATGTACACTTCAGTGTTACGAAAAGACGAGGCCATAGCATTGGCCAAGAAAATCTTAGAGGTAATGGAATGATTGACATTTTAAATGATATGTCCGAATCATTTAAAAATTTTCTTGCAGAAAGTGAAGAATTTATACAAAAAACAAAGGAGAAAAAAAATGACTGAAGAAGAAACAACAATAAATAAATTTAAAGAATTATATGAAATAGATGTATCGGATTATGTCGAAAAAAAGGGGCGATTTAGTTATTTGAGTTGGGCATACGCATGGAAAGAACTTAAAACTAAACATCCAGATGCAACTTGCATGGTACATAAGTTCGGCGAAAATCATTACCCATATTTAAAAACTGAGCTAGGTTATTTTGTTGAGGTAACTGTTACCGTTAATGGCCATCCGGAAACTGAATTATTGCCCGTACTTGATAATTTTAACAAAGTAATTGAAAATCCTACCGCATTCGACATTAATACATCGATCAAACGGTGCAAAACAAAAGCAATAGGACTACATGGACTCGGACTTAAATTATGGGTAGGTGAGGACTTACAAGAGCAAAAAAAATCACAACCTACACAACAAAAGCCACAATACAAGGCTGAAATGCCAGTAAACGATGTTGAGACTAATGCGATTAAAATTGTTATGAATCAAATCCATGAGT